CCACTGCTCGGTATTCCTAAGTAGTTGATCTCCTCAAAAATATAGTATATCTGTAATTAAACGGATTTTTCTATGTTACAAAAGATAGGTTTTCTACCAGGATTCAATAAGCAAGTCACACCAACCACGGCCGAAGGTCAGTGGATTGCAGGTGATAATGTAAGGTTTAGATACTCTACCCCTGAAAAAATAGGGGGTTGGGCTGAGCTTGGAGAAAGTTATTTAACGGGTGCTACACGAGCCCTTCATCATTTCGTCGACAACACGGGTATTAAATACGCAGCCCTTGGAACCAATCGAATTCTTTATGTTTATTCAGGAGGTATTTTTTATGATATTCATCCTATTAAAACAACAACCACTTTAACTAACGCCTTTACCACAACCAATGCATCAGCTACCGTTACCATTACCTTTGGTTCTGATCATGGAATGAGTGCAGGGGATATTGTTTATCTCGATAGTTTTAGTACCATTACAAATTCAGATTATGTAGCCGCTGATTTTGATGACATTAAATTTATGGTCACATCGGTTCCTACTTCAACCACGATTACCATTACCATGTCTTCAGTGGAAACAGGATCCGGAGCCACAACGTCTGGAGGTATTCGCGTTCAATATTATTATCCGGTAGGACCGGCTCAACAACTAGGAGCTTATGGTTGGGGTATTGGTCAATGGAGTGGTACGGTTTCAGGAGAAGTCTCTACGACTTTGGATGGAGCCATTACCGATGCCGCAGCAACCAGTGGTATTACTTTAACTGATTCAAGTGAGTTTCCTGATTCAGGAACCTCTTATATTCAAATTGGTTCAGAAGAAATTTCTTATACAGGTATTAGTAGTAATGTATTAAGCGGTGTCACACGGGGTGTTCGAAACACAACAGCCGCGACGCACGCTGATGGCGCAACGGTTACCAATACTACCGACTATGTGGGGTGGGGTGAAGCCGCTTCAGGAGATAAAGTTTTTGATCCTGGCATGTGGAGTCTGGATAACTATGGAGCTACTCTTATCGCTTTAATTTTTAATGGACCTTGTTTTCAATGGGATTCAACAGCAACATCAGCAACTTCAACACGAGCCACTATTATAGCTAATGCACCCACGGCATCAAGAGACATGTTAGTTTCTACACCTGATCGACACTTAGTATTCTTCGGAACTGAAACCACGATTGGTGACACTACGACTCAAGATGATATGTTTATACGATTTTCTTCTCAAGAAGATATTACCGATTATACACCGACAGCAATTAACACCGCCGGTACACAAAGACTGGCCGATGGTTCAAAAATCATGGGAAGTTTAAGAGGTCGTGATGCACTTTATATCTGGACCGACACAGCCATGTTTACCATGCGTTTTGTAGGTGCACCCTTCACCTTTGCTTATGAACAAGTTGGAACCAACTGTGGACTCATTGGTAAGAATGCACGAGTTGAAGTGGATGGAGCAGCTTATTGGATGTCGGACAATGGTTTCTTTAGGTATACCGGTCAACTTGAATCGATGGACTGTTTGGTAGAAGACTATGTTTATGATGATATTAATACCACTTCCAACCAACTTATTAATTGTGGCTTGAATAATCTTTTTGGAGAAGTGATATGGTTTTACTGTACTGAAAGTTCCAATGTGATTAATCGAATGGTGTCTTATAACTATATTGATTCTTCTGCTCAACGAGGCATATGGACAACAGGAAGTTTAAATAGAACAGCCTGGGAAGATTCAGCGGTTTTTGGTAAACCTCATGCAACGCATTATGATGCCGATACTGATACTTCTTTCGATGTGGTTGGTAATACCGATGGTATCACTACTTATTATGAACAAGAAAAAGGAAACAATCAGGTTAAACGAGGGGTGAGCTCTGCTATTACAGCTAATATTGAGTCTGGAGATTTTGATATTACTCAGGATCAAAAACAAGGGGTAACGTTCAGAGGAGATGGCGAATACTTCATGTCAATCAGAAGATTTATTCCTGACTTCTTGACGCAGACCGGAACCACACGTATAACATTATACTTAAGAGACTATCCAAATTCAGCTCAAGCAAGTTCGACCTTGGGACCTTTTGATATTACTTCGAGTACCACTAAACAAGATACTCGAGCTCGAGCACGATCGGTTGCAGTGAAAGTGGAGAATACCGCCGTCGATCAAACTTGGAAAATAGGAACGTTCAGATTAGACGTTCAAGCGAGTGGAAGAAGATAATGCCTTTTCAATCAGAAAAACAAAGACGATATTTATGGGCCAACGAGCCAGAGATTGCTCGTGACTGGACCGATACCTATGGCAGTGGAATAGCTAAAGCTTTAGGAGGAAGGATTCAATATCAAAGGGGAGGACCCGGACCAGGAGGCCAAGGTGCTAGAGGACAAGCTACTAAAAATCCTGGAAGAAGTGCACCGAGCGGAAGAAGTCATGACAGAGGAGGACAACAACATAGAGCTGCGGCAGCAGCATCTCATGCACCCACTACAGCAGCACATCATCCTGGAGAATCAACAGGTAGAGAACAAGCCATTGCTGATAGAACTTATACTAGACCTGACCAACTTTCGATTACCAGAGGAGGTCAGCACATAGGAACAGGACCTTTAACCCAATCATACGATAAAAATTTAAGAACTCTGGCTTTACAAAATCAATATCGACAAGGAGCCTATCAACGAGCTCATCCTTTCTTATCTAAAGTAAGAAGTGGATTAGGAAGTTTGGGAAGAGGCATAGGACATGTAGCTCGAAATTTTAATCCATTATCCTTTGCATTGGAGAATCCATTAATGAAGTTATTAATGTCAAGATATGGTCGAAGCAATATTAGAGATCTTTTCCAAAGAAATAATCAAAATATAAACTGGAATGACCCTGATGAAGAAGAAGATATTGCATGGGAAAATATTAATTATAATCCTAATGCTTTGACACGTTTACAAATGGAACAAGGTATTATGACTCCTGATATTCTTCCAGAAGATAAGCCTTATGAATCTTATTTTGATGACAGGAATTTAATGGCAGGAAATTACTCTCAAAATGCTGTAGCTAATCAAATGCTTGGGGCCAATTATGATCTACTAGACCCTTTTCAGCAACAGCAAATTAATGATGCAATCAATACATATGGAACAACTTCATTAGGATATATTAAAACATAATGGCAAAGATAGTACAGGTATTAACCCGAGCCGGATTAGAATATGATCCAACCGTTGCTAACTCACTCGTTAGAAACTTAGACGGTGTCATCCAGAAACTCAACACGACGTTTCAGGAAGAACTCAAACAGGAGATTGAAGCTAGAAACTTCTTTCTAATGTAATGGCTGTAGTTAATCAGTATAAATTTTTAGGAAACACAATAGCCACTGATGTCGAACAAACACTATTAACACCGGCGGTTGCAAGCTCAGGTTCGGTGGAGACGGTCATTATTAAATCGTTTAGAGTGACGAATACTACAGGCAATACTCCCACGATTACCATTACCAATGGCAGCACTAAGATTGTGGACACGGAAACATTAGCAGCGAACACCAGCGTTGAAATTTTAACGTTACCATTGATTGTAGAATCAGGGGTAGCTCTTAAAGTAAAAATGAGTAGTTCAGACTCTACCGATATTGCAATCAGCTATTTAAACATCAGTCAGGAGGTCACAGTATAATGGATACCATTAAACATAACGGGAAAGATATCCCGGTTTTGAATGCAAAGGTAACAACGACGATTAAACACAAGGAAACAGGTATCATTTATAAGGACGATGAAGAGTGGAAAGCTTTAGGGATCGATCCTTCTCTCATTAAAAGAGATGTGCTAGTCCAGATGCCGAGGCTTGATTTATATGGGAAAACAAAGTAATACTAAAAGTTCAGGTTTAATTCCTGCTCTTTTACAATTATCACCGAGATTAATATGGCTTTATTAGAAGAACAATTTACAGAAAAATTACAAGCAGGAGCCTCTCCTATTACCTACGAAGGTAATGAAGGACGAGAACAACAAATCGCTCAAGCGCTTTGGGATAAACTTCCTCCACAAGCGCGTATGCAATTTGGCAGTTTCGCACAGTTCTTTAGCAGTGGTGCCTGGAAGAAAGTCCTTGCTGCATTACAACAACAGATGCGACAGGGTCCAGAAGAAGAAATTCAAGAAACAGAAACCGAAACAGTAGGGCAAGCTCCACAAGCAGGACTAGGAGCCTTGATGCAAGGCCCACGACCCATGGCTGGGGGTGGTATCATGGGATCCAATGCTGGATCCATGTTAGTTGCACGAACGGCAGATGGTTCAAGACCAGGGTATGGATTTCTTAGTAAAGTAAAAGATTTTGGTAAGAAACTTATTGGTGGAGTTAAAAAAGTAGCCAAGAGTCCAATCGGAAAAGCTGCATTACTTTATGCAGGAACCGCGGGACTTGGAGCATTAGGAGCTGGCGCTGGAAGAGCCGGAGGTTGGAAAGGAATGTTTGGTCCAAGTAATATAATGAAAAATTTAGCAGCGAGTAAAGCAAGCTTACTTGGAATACCGGCAAGAGGTGCATCTGCGATGCCAGGCATGGGACAACTTTTTAATCCAGCAACATCAGGAATTTTAGGAGCAGGAGGCCCCATGGGTAAATTTGCTTTAACAAAAGGAGCAGGATCTTTTATGCCAACAGCATTAGGATGGGGAGCAGCTGCAACAGCCGCACCACTCGTGATGGGAGCTATGGGTAAATGGGCACCTGATGAACAGTTTGATGAGTTAAAATTAAAATCACAGGAATTTGGATTTGATTATGCTCAAATGATTCAAGACATTCAAAACGCAGAAAATGAAGAGGAATACTTGGCCGTTCTAGCAAAATATAATTTAAGTACTTCCGATCTTCCTCCATGGGGTTCTCAGAAG